CGATTTTTACTTTCACAGTCACTCTCCATTTGTTTGGTAGGCCCACCCGGATTCGAACCAGGACCGCGCACCAATCTAGTGCATACCACGTGTATAAGACGTGCGTTCTACCATTAAACTATAGGCCCATTTGGCGCACCCTAGTGGACTCGAACCACTGACCCACAGCTTAGAAGGCTGTTGCTCTATCCGGCTGAGCTAAGAGTGCTTTAGAATATATGTATATATTATACTATCAAACGCAGTCTGTCAACTACTATTTAACGTACTCGAAAAGTACTGCAACGAACCTTGAAGTTATTAGGTGAGTTGTAAATAGTAGCCTGTAAGAATGGTCCGTATAAAACATCTACCGCTTCAAAGACGTTAGCTTCTTCTTTAGTCCCCCACGGAGTATCAACCATCATCTTCTTTCCCAGTGGGGCGTCTAGTGGCTGCTTCAGGACTCGTTGCGTGTTGATCATCTCGTACCTCAATTGACTTTAAGAAGGATAGTGTTCTCGTTGATCCTGTCCTGAACGTTGTCTAACTTCTTACACACGTTCAGGGCTTTGGCAAAGTTCTTTTTGCCACCATCTAGAGCCAGACTCAAGACACTCTCGGCCTTGCGTGAGCCCACTCGATACGTAGCTGTGGTAGACTCATCGTACTTCTTGATAGTCGTCCCAGCCACGTCTAGGCCACCCCTATCGATGGCTTGGAACACGGTAAGGGTATTATACCGCGTGTTGTACGCCAGGAGGCCCTGTGACCCTAAGATCTTTTCTGGAGAGACTGACGTCAGCTTGAGCTCCTTAGACTCTTTTAGGTACTTAAAATTCTTAAGTTTTTTGTCAGCTGTGACTGGCTTAGGCTTACGCTGTGCTTTTTGCTTCTTGGTGTTACCGACGTAACGCTCGACGTCACTAATCAGTGAAGAGTAGAAAGTGGCTCTCTGCTTGACCTGGTCTCGAGTCAGGTGGTTATACCCTTCACGGAGTTGAGGATCACAGTTCTTGTCCAGGAGCTGGTTAGCTTCGTCAGAGATGGGCTTGAAGTGGTCGATGAACTTAGAAGCGATCATCGGTGGCACTTCACGCTTCGTCAGCCACTCATACGTATCGATGTTCCACCCCACTCGATCGATCTCTTCGTCAAACATTCCGATAAAGTTAGAAGCTTTCTCTCGCACGCGGTCCTGGATAGAGACGACTCTTTCTTCTCTGGGCTTATCTTCTTTATTACCAGTCAAGCGCTTGACGTCTTCGTCTTCTTTCTTATCTGAAGTCAGGATCATGTCCTTGATCCTGTCGTTCATGTGGTCGATAGAACGCTGAGTGAGCTTAGAACCACGAGTCAGCATCCTAGCGATCCAGCAAGTGTGTTCATTGAGACGATTGTCTGGTAGAGCCTTGATCTTCTGTAGCTCGTCGATCCTACCAGACGCTTTCAGAAAAGTCTCTAGGTAAGACCGCGCGTCTGATTTGTTGCACATGTAGTTGTACCAAGTCAGAGCAGAGCTATAGTCAGTGTCGTTTACCTGAATACCAGGCTTAAAAGTCGGCTCGTCACCCATGTACTTAAGGTTGATAAGATACTGTTCAGACCTAGTGACCTTAGGTTTGATCTTCTTAGTAGCTTTTAGTGACTTTGGTGTGGCAGCCGACTTAGCCATGGTATATTCCTATCAGGGATTGATCGTGAACATGGTAGTCACGTTAGAAGGAGTCTCTTGTAGGAAAGAGACCTTAGTATCTTGAGTCTCACTACTCACGAAGTCTAGGTGTCCATTGGGCACGTAACCAAGAGCCACGATAAGCTGCTCCACCTTTTCCAGGAGAGGATAATATGTCTCGTCCGGTTTCAGGTTAAAGTTGAATGAGACTTGTTCGTCACGTTCGCCACCGTAGCGGCTGAAGGATAGTGTGACGTTGATTTGTTCGTCGTTCATGATATATTCCTTTCTGTTAAGTGCGAACTTCTAGGTTAAGAAGCTCATTAGGATCATCAATCCCAAATGTCCATGCATTAGCCTGAAGAGCCGTCTTCATATCGGGCGGGACCGGCAGGGCGAACTCGCGACCCGTACCGCAAAGAACTCGAAGAAACTTCTCGCGCCCAATCTCGGGGATGTTAACCTCGAGAAGAGTACCGATCATGGGATCCTCGTCCATGTCGATGACCTTAGCGTCCAGCTCCTTGATGATGTTGACCCAGCCAAGGATCTCACAGGCGGCTCGGCGCTGCTCAACGTTCTCCCAGGTAAGAGCAGTCTTAGCAGTCAGACTAGACTTGTCCTCAATCCACTCGTGAGGAACGCGGACACCGTGCCAGCTATAGACCGCGAAGCCATCGGCGTACAGGATAGCCGGTCCAGTCTCACAGTGAAGACGGTTGTCCTCGTCCATCTTAATATGAAGAGGACGATCCTGGACGACCGCCATGGTGTCATAGCAGGAGACCCAACCACACTCGTTAGCCACCGCCATGAGGCCGTCCAGCTTACCCTCGAAGTCGATACCGCACACGTTCTGCATGTAGTCGTAGAAAGAGAGCCAGGCTGCCTCGTGATTGCCATAGACACAGCTATCAGTCACGGAGTGATCCTTGCCGAGGAGCTCTTTAGCGTGGCGAGGACCATTGGCGAAAACGATCTTATCCGGAGCAGAAAGACCGCCTCGAGCGTAGAGAAGCTCGACAGCCGCGCGAGCACGCTTGGGATCGATCCGATCGGTGTTGAGACCGATCTTGATCCACTTGTCACGATACACAGACATCTGAGCTTCCTGGTCGGGAGTCAGGCTGGTGATCTTCTTCATGATATAAGTTCCGTTCTTCCTGTGTTGAGTCTAAGAGTTAAGAAGGGTTAGTCCTGAGCCCGGCGGAAACCCTCGGCCACGTATTCACGCTGACGACGGACGCGGTAGTTGCCGGGTGGGACAAGCAGGGTCTCGTGGGTATCGAAACTACGGAGGTGATTGATCTCCGTGGGAGCCTCGACGGAGAGGAACATCTCGTAGAGGTCGACTTCCTTGACGCCGGCTGGCTTGTAGGCAGTCACACGATCTGCAAGCATCACATGATCATGTCCAGTCTCGGAATGAGCCACGACGATATGGTTCTTGTTGTTAGCCGGGATGGGCTCAACGTTCGTGGGGATAGAATCCACTCGCATGATGAGGAAGTCACCCTGGGCAGCCATCTTGGTAAAAGTCTTCATTTTCAGTCTCCTTGTTTTCAGTATGTGTATTATATCAGGCAGCTTCAGCCATGTCAACGGCAATTTCAAGGGCTCGTGTCTTGACGACCTTGTTGGTGCCGTACCAAGCGGACTGGAGTCGAGTGTCCTGCGAACGACCAGCCAGGTGGTCGGTGAAGTACGTGACTCCGTTGAAAGCCTGCCACCAGGTGCCACGAGCAAAGTCGGCGCCAGGCTGAGTGTCGAGGATAGACAGTGCCGTCTTAGCAGACTTAGAGAGCTTCTTCTTAGCGCTGGGACCACCAGACACCGGAAAGACTCGCTTGAAGTACTCGACCACCGACTCGTTGGTGTAGCGCTTAGTACCGAGGAACTTAGCCATCTCCTTATACTTAGCTAGCTTCTCCTGAGCGACGTCGAGAGCGAGCTTGACAGAGTCGCCGTTGAACTCGCGACGGTGGCTGATCTTGACGAAGCGCTCGACCTTGGTGTTGAGCGAGAGCGTCAGGGTGTTGTTGCAGACCACTCGGATCGGAGTGAACCGAACGTCGGTCGAGCAACCATACTTATGAAAGTTGGTGAAGTGAAGGTAAGACTCCACGGCGTCACCACCAAAGAGGTCGAAGCCGTCCTTGATCTTAGCCAGAGCCCAGACGATCTGACCCTCGGCCAGAGAACCAGCCGTATGCATCTCCATGCCGCCCTCGGCAATGAAGTCGTTGAAGAACTCAAACGCGTCAGCGTTCTGCACCGGGTTCCAGTCGTTGGAGACAATGTCTAGGATCTTATGATCCGTCTTACGGACGAGGGCAGAGTGCCCGACATCAACGTTCTTACCATTGACGTTAGCATAGGCCTTGACCTTTTCGACTTCCCAGTCGAGACCAGCAGCCTCGAGCATCTGCTCGGGCGTCAGATCAGACGGGACCTGAACGCCAAGACCATGCCAGGGAACATCACCAGCATAAGCCATCTGAGCCTTACCGTTGATAAATTCGATATTGTGAGCCACTTTTTTACCCTCTGTTTGTATGGGGACCATCCCCATGTCATAGTCGGATATTAAACCAGGTCGAGAATTATGTCAACCACTTTTTTTTGAAAGTTGGTCGACACCCTCTTAGCTCTTATAGATCCATGAACTTCTTAACGATTCGAATCTCAGAAGCCGTCAGGGGCTTCTCAAAGAGAGCCTTGGTGTGGGCGAAGCGCTCCGCGACACGCATGACTGCGTTCGAGAGCTTATCGTCTTTGGTGGTACGAGCGAAGTCATACATCCGATCCAACACTGTAGCAGCGTTCATAGTCTGTTCCTTCCTCATCATAGCCTAACCATAACCCATCCAGATAAAAAAGTCAATACCTGAAAAATCAATGGGTTAGCTCTATCTCAGCTATGATCTTACGCAGGGCAGTATCCAGGTGGGTATCGTTCATGCCCAGGGGATACACGTTGTCACAGATCCACCGAGCCCCGATAGAGTCGTAGCAGACATCCCAACGGAGACGCTTCTCGACGTCCTTAACTGTGCCGAGAGACTGCAGATGCTTTCTGTAGTCCTGAAGGACGGGAGCACGGGTACGCATGCAGATCAGCATGTAGTCATAGAGTTCCTTAGGCATCTTCATAGTCAGTCACCTCATTCCTCATCATAGTCAGATTTTAACCCATCCAGATAAAAAAGTCAACCCAACGATATCAATGGGTTAGCCACCCAACAAACCTAAGTGGTTGATATGATTAGGAATTTTTTTGCAAAAAAGTTTGAAAAAAATGCTAGCCCAATCATATCAATGGGTTATCTGAAAATGAACGCCATCTCGCTACTGACCATCACGGTATCAGCATTCTTGGCAAGCAGCCTCAGCTCTGCAACACGTCGGCGCCAGTTTGCACCCGAATTCATTGCCAGATCATGGGGAGTATAGATGCAGTCATTCATACCATGATACCAATAATGTGTGGCTTCTTCTTCTGTATAAAAACGCTTATTCCAGAACCAACCATGCTTCTTCTGAGTCAAATTCTTGATATATTCCTGCTTCTTGTTTTCGTATTTCTCTTCACAGAAACGAAGATACTCATCGCAAGCAGCAATCACCTTATCGGAGCTGATAATGATGTAGCCATAAGCTGTATCAGTCATGTGTTATCCCTCATTCCTCATCATAGTCCCTTTATACCCCATCCAGAGATTAAAGTCAATAGGTGTTTTCAGAACCAAAATCCATATAAAATCAATGGGTTAGGTCCAGCAAGGACCTAACCCATTGAAAAATATCAAAAAAAAGTTTTGTAAGGAAAAGTTACTTACCTTTCAGCGCTTCAGTCTCTTTCTTGATCCACGTCTTAAGAAGTTCGATAGACGGATCGACCACATCGACTACCTGTTGACTTGTTACTAGACGCTGACCTACTTCTGAAGCCGCGATAAGCATCACCGTATTCTTAGTTGGTAAGAATGAAGCGATACCAGCACAGATGAAACCAACGATTAGATAGTTACCCGATGGTAGTCGTTCTTGATCTTCTTTTGTGATCATTCGCTCGTGATGTAAGATAAAAGAAAGCCTGGCCACAATCCAAATAGTGAAACACACGACAGAAACTACAACAATGATAAAAATCATTTTATCAACTAGACCAACAAAGTAGATCAACCAACTAAGAGAATTCATGATGTTACTCCACACCTTCTGCAGTTACAGTTCCAGTAGCTTGACGCCAGATTCGTGGCCATTGCCACCCTAGCGTGAGAATGATACTCAAGACGGGTTGTACGATCCAAGAAAGAATCGTAGTGTTAATAAGAATCCCAGGAATCACTACTATTGTGCACCACGCTACGATGGCAATCATGACTAAAATCATGATAAGACCGATCCAGCTAGTAGACTTATACGTACCATATAGGATCAGTGACATGGGACCGAGAATGAAAGCTGTAAGCAGTAAGTTCCATGGCATGCCGTTGATAGCTGGATACGCAGTCCAGAGATGCCAGATACTATAGCCGGCGGGGTTAAAGATAGCGAATAACCCCGCCGTGATGATAGCATACCATCCCCAGAAGGAGATGTTCTTGATCATCGAGCGTTCTCCACCGCCTTCTTAGCCGCTTCTACACCAGCGACGGCTTGTTCAACCGCAGCTTGACTCAGTCGAGTAGCTCCATTAAGGATAGCGGCGATCGTGTTATCCTTGGGAAGAAGGTTAGCACGAGGAACGGAGCTAACGCGTTGAATAAGCTCAGCAGCGTCGTCTTTGCCATTGCGATCTTCAAATGCATCTGGACTACCGGTGATTAGTGAGACCGGTGTACAAGAAGTAGTCACTGTCTGAGCTGAACCACCGATACCAAAGATACCACCCTCTGAGAGCTTGAAAGTCTGAGCTTGATACACGGTGTTCTCACCGACTCGAGCACGAAGAATTTCGCGTGAGATCACTGGGATCACTCGAAGCTTCTTTTCTACCATGAGCTTGATGTTAGCGTTTCGTGGGTCCGCGAACTGTACAAAGAAACCCACAGAACCGTCTGTAGAGTTAGCTACAGTCTCAAGAACAGTAGTAGCGTCTTTCACGTAAGAGATATTAGAATCAGGCGTGCGACCGAGCCCATCAGGGTCGATAGAGCGTAGGTAGTTAAAGCTAGCAGTAGAACCAGAGGCCTGGGGTGGTAGAACGAACTTGATTCGACGACTCATGGCTAGTACTCGCCCAAAATCAAGGTCTGGATTATTAGTGACCATCCATAGACCTTCACAAGCCACATCAGTACGAATAACACTGATTCGCTTGAACTCTTCGGGTCGAGCTGCAGCTTCACGAGCAAATACATCAAACTGAACGAAACTGATGTTTGTTGGTGACTTTAGTACACGAGCAATGTTTTCGACGGTACCAGCGGATGGTGTACAGCTATAACCATGAAAGTACGCGTTAGTCAGTACATTTGGAATGGGTGGACAAAAGGTGCTGTGATAAGCACCAGCTAGACCACCCGTATTGATTGACTTTAGTCCCGGTGTCTGCGCCATAGCTGAAGTAGCAGTCATAGCAAGGACGGTAGCCATCAGTAGAGTCTTCATATCATATGTTCCTTTGTTTGTACAGTCAGATTATATCACGGTTAAGACGAAGAGTCAACCCTTAAGCCGTTTGCCATTTTTGTGCATAAGCATATGTGATGCTTTCAAAACCATCGTACGCATGTACTCGAAACTGAGTACCGACTGGCATCCACTCGATCTTCAGTTGAGTCAAGTTAGAACCAATATACGTATCAGGATAAGTCGATTCCATATATGCTTCGATCGAATCTAGTTGATCTATTGGCTTGCCTGCTTCTACCCACTCTACGATCTTAGGATCATACAAGATCTGTGGATACTCAGTATTCCACGTATACCAACCAGAACCATAACCGGGTGAATAGAGGACAGCCACTAATCCGTCACGTACTACTTTATCCATGATATTCCTCACTATATGCGTTCCACATTACTTCTAGTATGTCATACCTAGCATCATTGACTAGTCGAAGCTGGATATCATGACGTCCCTTGGGTAGTTTACCATATGACGATATTACATGTTTAGTCCTGAGTTCATAAGTTGATACTGTTTTCATTGAAATCAATTTCTAGATTTATATCTGTGCACATAAAACCTATAACAAGTGTAATAGGATGCATGAGTTGGTCTGAAATATCATCCCTGAGTGTAGAGATGCATGCATCAACTATGCATTGTGCCGAATCACGCTTCGGCATATACATGACTTCAACCCATAGATTCTTCATCTGAAGCATCCTCTTCGGCACTGTCATCATAATCATCAATCAGATTCTGATGATCCTCGAGTAGATCCATCAGCTTACGGCACTGTTCATACATACGACTATACGCACGTTGTTCGTACTGATTTAGATCCAGGGGTTCATTTTCCTGCAACGCTTCATCGAGCATATTCATCACCTGTTCAAGATGATTGCCGGTATTCTCGAAAGCGCAGTAGCTCATGGAGGGATAGTTACGGCTCATGTTCTGTTCCTTAGCGCCTGTTGATAGTCACTTTATACCATGGGTAGAATTTAAAGTCAATCTATCATCTTTAAAAAAAGTTATCCTAGAATCAGGATACCCTTGCTGTCCATCTCTCCGAACACGCCTGAATACATTTCAAAATCTCTGGGAGAAGAATCCTGATCTATATTCTCGAGAAGATAATAGGCTTCTTTTTTTGAAATCTTCAAATACTTCTCAGAAACACCAAATCGAACACCAATCAATACTTCTTTAGCATTCTTAATGGCAGCACGAAGTTCCAGGATATTGGTAATCTGCTTGGTCATGGTCTGTTCCATCTGCATCATAGGTATACCTTATACCGTCCAGAGGTTAAAGTCAATAGGGCATTCTACCCCTCAACGGTTGACCACTTGTCGACACGCTTCCAGGACTTCCGCTTCTTGCGCCCGGGCGAGCCGTCGTAGTAGCCGTCGGTGCCGAACGACGTGGTGCCGTACTCCTGCAGGTTAGTCTTCCACAGGTCGCCCTTCCGGTACTTGTCCCGGCTGGAGTGGAAGCGCCCGTTGGAAGCCATGGTCACGTTCATCTTCTCGGTCATGTCAACCTTATTCCTCACGGGTTGGTTGTCAACCCTTCATCATAATCAGATCTTAACCCATCCAGATAAAAAAGTCAATACCTGATTTGTCAATGGGTTAGTCGCCCAATGGGTTAGCGGTTGGCGGAGCGACTGGGAGTCGAACCCAGTCTACCCATAAGGTAGTACAGATTAGCAATCTGCTGCATTCCCGTCCTGCCCTCGCTCCAGATAGTAATACCAGGTAGAGGTACTGCCCCTCTCACATAAGATCGTATGAAGATCCATGGATCCTTGATCGACCTGGTGTATGGTAGACCCAACAGGTAACGCTCCTGTGTCTATCGCTTATCAAGCGAGTGCTCTACTATTGAGCTATGGGTCCTTAACTTAAAACTTCCTCCATTCATAGACAGAAGAACGAGTACGAAACTTCATATAGTCTTCTTGTTCCTCGAGGATTTCAAGGACAGGAGAACATTGCCACCAATCCTGCAGACTATTAGTTCGAGCATAGTGCGAACCAACACGAACACCGCAACCAACCTTTGGTCGATCTTCACCCGCAATTGGCTTCCAGGATTCATAATCCAGGATCTCGCACATCTGACCAGAGTCACCTGCATTATCCGAGAGTCGGTATAGAGAGTAAGTCATCATTGATCCTTGAACATGAGAAATGGTAGACCAGACAGGACTTGAACCTGCAACCTGGAGATTAAGAGTCTCTCGCTCTACCGTTGAGCTACTGGTCCTTAATAATTAGTCAAGATCGAGTTCGTCCTCGAGGAAGTCACCAACGACACCGGGCGTATACCGAGCAACACCGAAGCAACCAGGTCCAGCGGGAACATAAGAACGAGCTAGTTCTCGAGCAGCATCCAGAGACAGAGCCACACCCACAACCGACCGGTCATAAGAGTCGCCATAGGAAACCACGAACACGTCCATCTTATCCGTTCCTTGTCAGGAGAGACCACCCTTGATCTCTCATCATAGTCAGATCCTAACCCATCCAGATAAAAAAGTCAATACCTGATTCATCAATGGGTTAGGCACTCATGGGTTAGTTAGAGGCTTTAGCCTTCTCGGCAGCGACCTCGTTGATCTGGCGCCAGTACTTTGTTAGGCGCATCTCACCCCGCTCGTTACCTTCCAGCCACCTCTGAACCTGCCAGGACTCGAGCTTCTTATGCTTGATGTAGTACTTAGCGGTGATGGAGCCGCTCTTAGCGTCGCCTGCGGTGAACCCACGATTGTTGTTAACGTTTGTATCATTCGAAGCCCGTTCCGTCTCCGTCTGACGCTTGAAGAGCGCCACCAGTGCGCGACCCACGATGTGCTGCAGCTTGACAGGATCCGGAGTGGTACGAACGTAAGCGTCGAAGGCGCGGCGGTTGGCGAAGAGCGTCATAGTCTGTTCCTTCCTCATCATAGCCTAACCATAACCCATCCAGATAAAAAAGTCAATACCTGAAAAATCAATGGGTTAGCCGATTCAAGACTCTTCTCTGACAAGAACCCATACGTCGTTTGTAAAACTCATGTTAACATTACCCCTGAAGTTAGACATCAGATCAATAAACACAGAATCATCCACTAGTATACTAGTCTTATAGAAGCTAAATCTTAAGTTATCATCAAAGACTCTATCTAATACTGGTTTATGATTCATATTAGATCATTCTCATAGTCATGTACGCTTGATTTAGTAGTAAACATGATTTCATGCTGTATCACGTTGATCTGTTCACTGACTGTTTCCCAGACATGTAGAGTAACGCTCTCTAGTTCATGAGTATGTAACTTAGTCAGACATCGCGATACGGGGTTGACTCGAATCTCGTCCCATGCGCTATTCATAATCTATCATCCCTGACTTGATTCCAGACTTTATTCCAGACTTGATTCTTGACTTGATCCATGACTTGATCCATGACTTGATTCCTGACTTGTAACCTGACTTGACTATCAACTTGATTCTTGACTTGATTCCAGACTTGATTCTTGACTTGATTCATAATCTATCATCCCTGACTTGATTCTTGACTCGATCCCTGACTTGACCATAGACTTGATTTTCGATTTGATCATAGACTTGATTCAAGACTTGATTTTCGATTTGATCATAGACTTGATTCAAGACTTGATTCCAGACTTGACTATCAACTTGATTCTTGACTTGATTCTCGATTTGATTCATAATCTATCATCCCTGACTTGATTCCAGACTTGATTCTTGACTCTATTCATAGTCTATCATCCCAGACTTGACCATAGACTTGATCATAGACTTGACCATAGACTTGACCATAGACTTGAATCCAGACTTGATTCTTGACTTGATTCCAGACTCGATCCCTGTCGCGATCCCAGACTTGATTCCTGACTTGATCGTAGACTTGATTCCAGACTTGATTCTCGATTCTATCCATACCAGTGATCCTATACCATTACCATTGGCTCAATACCTGATTATACATACTTCTGGATAAATGTCAACCTAGTTTTGTACATCACTCATAAAAAAACCAGGGAGATTATCCCTGGTTGAGTAGTAGTAATGATAGTTAGTTTAAGCCTTGCCGAACTTCTTGCCAAGACGTTCAAATTCTTTTCGTTCAGCCTCTTCTGTCTTCACAGCGGCATATTCTTCTATTTCAATACGTTGAGCCATCTCTGCATCTGTTTCCGAGCGAATCGCCATGAGTGCCATGTATGTGTCATCATTATACGAATAAAACCTGGTCTCAAAGAAAGCGTTACCACCAACCTCTTCACGATACTTCTGAAGGCGTGTAAGCACTTCATCCAGAGTATCGTAGTCGAGGTTGATCTGAGCATGCTCGACTGCAATCATCTTGCGTTCACGGTTCACGGACATGTCCTGATCCTTAACCACGGTTCTTGCGGAGGTAGACGTACAGGGCGCCAGTATATTTGTTACACTTGACGGATAGAAGAACACCAAAATCTTTTGCTTCACAATACAACTGAGAGATAAAATCATCTTCAGCTTGATTGATCTGAACATAGTCAAAGATATTAGTCCTTGACTTACCATAGACCTCAAGTTCATCCCAGACGTCGTCGCTGTAGAAGGTCATGTCCTGTTCCTTGGTGGTGTTCATAGTCATCTTATACCATAGCCAGAGATTAAAGTCAATAGGTGAGCGGCTTTGTCACTTGACGCCTCGCCGCGAGGCCCACTCCTCAGCCCACTTGATGTTCTTCTGGACATACGCCTTCAGAGCGGCGGTCTGCTTCTTGGTGAGCTTGAGATCGGGGTCATGCGCCATATCAGCCACCATGGAGTGCAACCAGCCGATGGCGTAGTCAGAGCCGATGTCGCTACGGAGGACGTCGGTGAGCTTCGTCATGTCGGCGAGGATGGTGGAGGTCATGCCAGTCATTCCTGTGTTCATAGTCAGATCCTAACCCATTCAGAGATTAAAGTCAACAAGGGATTTTGAAATCCCGACAGGCTTTAGACCACCCGGTCCATGTCCCACCACGAGTCCTTGATGGCCTTGTAGGCGGCGTCGTACGAGTCGAAGTGGGTAGCGAACTCGGAGAAGCCCCGCTCCTCCCACGCCGGCATGGCCCACTCGGGCTCGGACTGGTTCCAGTAGCCGAACGTTTCGATGGTGAACTTGCCGTTGACGTAGGCGCCCTCCTCGGAGATGCGGATGCAGCCGAAGAGGTGGTCGGTGGAGGTGGTGGTCATGATCAGTTCCTCGTTCATAGTCAGATCCTATATCGACCAGCTAAAAAAGTCAACCGTGACATATCAATGGGTTAGGACCCCGAGGACGCTAAGTGGTTGATATGATTAGGAAAAAAGTTTGAAAAAAATCTGAAAAAAATGCTAGCCCAATCACGTCAATGGGCTAGCTGCTTAGAGGGTATCTGGGCCACCTAAGCTATCTTGGCTGTATAGTAACCCAACATTTTAGCCTAACGTGACCAGAAGCCATCAAACAAGAGTTTGGCCCAAAATGGCCATCTCAGACCGTCTGAAAACGGCCCGAAACTGCCCAAAAACGGCCCGCGATGAACCCAAAAGCAGCTTCCAGATGGTGTGAAAATTACCATCATTTTAGTTCAATGCGCGAGTGTAGCCCACGCTCTTACGTAGCGCGATACGCTCTTACGTAGCTAAAAAAGTTCAAAAAAGTTTTGATAATCATATCAATGGGTTAACCCGCTTGACGACCTAACCCATTGATATCGTTGAGTTGACTTAATATGGGATAAGAGGTATAAGATGACTATGAACACAGGAACGACCGACCCTTATAAGGAACTGCTGATGCTGACCATGACCAACCGCTTCGACACCATCATCAACCTTGACACCGCTGCTGAAATCCTCGAGAAGGTTCGGAACCAGCTCCAGGACATGGCCTGCCCGCAGTACATGGATGATCAGGTTAAAAACCTGCTCAACCAGCTCGACGAGCTTCGGTACCAGGTCCTGAACGAGGACCTGGCCGAGGGCTAAGAGCCTGTTGACTTTAATCTCTAAGCCGGTTAAGATCAGACTCAACGACAGACACAGACAAGGATACTGACATGCCCCGTGGTGTTCCCCGCGCCGGTTACCGCAAGCCTCGCCAGTCCAAGATGGACAAGACCGCTCAGCTGGCTAAGATCATGAACGTCCAGGCGCCGGCTGAGCCGGTCGTGGTTGAGACTGATGAGGAGATCGAACAGAAGCTGAACGATCGCTTCGAGGTCCTGGCTGACATGACGGAAGCAGCCACCGACGGTGCGGTACGTTCCATGATTGTCTCGGGTCCAGGTGGTCTCGGCAAGTCCTACACCGTGGAGCGTGTCCTGAACTCCTGGGATCCCAATGCCGTCAATCACACCGTGATCCGTGGGTTCGTCAAGGTGACCGGTCTCTTTAAGCTCCTGTATCAGAACCGTGCTCCTGGTCAGGTGCTGGTGTTCGACGACGCTGACTCCGTGTTCCTGGACGACGTGTCAGTCAATCTGCTCAAGGCGGTGTGCGACTCCACCGAGAAGCGTATCGTGTCTTACATGTCTGAAGGTGTGCTGATCGACGACGAGAGCGCCGAGCGTCTGCCCAAGTCTTTCGAGTTTGAGGGTACCATCATCTTCATCACCAACATGGACTTCGACGGCATGATCGACCGCGGGTCGAAGCTGGCTCCTCACCTCGAGGCCATGCTGACTCGGTCTCACTATATCGACCTGGCAATGAAGACTCGACGTGACTACATCATCCGGATCAAGCAGGTGGTTGCCGCTGGCATACTCCGTGGTCGTGGTCTGGATGCCGAGGCCGAGACTGACGTGATGGAGTTCATTGACGAGAACCAGGACTGCCTCCGTGAACTCTCCCTCCGCATGGCCATCAAGCTGGCAGACATCCGTAAGAGGAACTCTAAGACCTGGAAGAAGACGGCTCGTGTCACCTGCTGTAAGTGATGATATGAAACGTTTCATTGATCAAGTCCGGAGTCAAGTCCTGAATCAAGTCGGGAATCAAGTCGGGAATCAAGTCTGGAATCAAGTCAGGGATCGAGTCTTGAGTCAAGTCTTGGATGATAGACTATGAATCAAGCCATGCATAAAGTCAGGAATCAAGTCTGGAATCAAGTCAGGGATCGAGTCTTGAGTCAAGTCTGGAATCAAGTAGAGAGTCAAGTCTGGAATCAAGTCAGGGATCGAGTCTTGAGTCAAGTCTTGGATGATAGACTATGAATCAAGCCATGCATAAAGTCAGGAATCAAGTCATGAATCAAGTCATGAATCTAGTCCATGATCAAGCCATGCATAAAGTCTGGAATCAAGTCTACGATCAAGTCAGGAATCAAGTCTGGAATCAAGCCAAGAATCAAGTCGGGAATCAAGTCTGGAATCAAGTCAAGAATCAAGTCTTGAATCAGGTCGTGAGTCAAGTCAAGAATAAAATCAAGAATCAAGACTTGGATGATAGACTATGAATCAAGCCATGCATAAAATCGAGAGTCAAGTCATGAATCAAGTCGAAGATCAAAAATCAAAGGTTGACTTTAATCCGAGTATGGATTAAAGTCTTAACATGGTATGGAGAGATGAGATGTCTGACGTGTATGACCTGGTGACTGAACTGAGTGAGTCTACTATCGATGCGTTCGAGGATCCATGCAAAACCATCGCTATCTTTGAGAACTTCGTCAGTGGTCTGGAACGACACCTAGATCTAGACGAGGCTCGCGTGACTAAACTTAAAAACTATTTGCGACTCAACATAGACATCGTCAATGACATGGGTAAAGCTCTTAGAGATAATAAGGTTAAACCAGAGTCATGAATCAAGTCTGGAATCAAGTCGAGAATCAAGTCGAGAATCAAGTCTGGAATCAAGTCGCGATTCAAGTCAGGGATCAAGTCTGGAATCAAGTCTATGGTCAAGTCTATGATCAAGTCTGGGATGATAGTCTATGAATCAAGTCTGCGATCAAGTCTATGGTCAAGTCTGGAGTCAAGTCAGGTTACAAGTCTATGGTCAAGTCTGGGATCAAGTCTGGAATCAAGTCGAGAGTCAAGTCTATGGTCAAGTCTGGAGTCAAGTCAGGTTACAAGTCGAGAATCAAGTCTGGAATCAAGTCGGGAATCAAGTTAGGGATTAAGTCATGAATGAAGATCGTACGTAGCTATGAATAAAGTATGCACGAAACTCAGCTATGATCCTTGGGATGAAGCATACGTGAATGTTCAAGTAGCATTCATGCATGAACGTGCATCTTACGAGAACGTCTTCGAAAACACGCATCGCGAAGTCTCCGACGTGATCGATACGATTTTAGCACGCATCAATGAAGCATCACACGGCGACGATTAATTTTTACTCAATAAAGAATTAGTTCGACATAGAACTATTATTTGCCATAATAGTTCGACATAGAACTATATAATCGGGTATCCATCACTGTTATCGATATTTTTCCGTGCAAGAACTTCTTTCTCGCCATTGACTATCCTGGTTTTTTGTCGTATAATATCCTATATCAATAGATAGTGGAGTATATCTTGATCGGTGTCAATAGTAGTTTATATAATACTAGTAAGATCACGAGTCGTGTAAATGATGTAGTAAAGGATTCAGTAATCTCTTCTGCTGTCATAGATACGATTGAGTCTAGTATTATTGATCAAGTTAAGTCTAATGTTATTGATCAAATCTGGAATCGAGTCTATTATTCAACATTCGATAAAGTGAGTGATGGTCTATGAGACCAGTTCGTTATAAAGACTTGATCGATCCTAAGATCTTAGAGATGAAGATCGATGACTCGGTATTAAATGGCTTAAAGCCTGATAATAGGTTAAATCAGATTTGGTTAAATGTCTTTATCCGAGTCGGGGAGTCGTATTAAGTCATGGATCAAGTCAGGTTTCAAATCATGAATCAAGTCCGGAATCGAGTCTTGAATCAAGTCATGAATCAAGTCCGGAATCAAGTTGATAGTCAAGTCTGGGATCAAGTCTGGAATCAAGTCGAGAGTCAAGTCTGGAATCAAGTCTATAATCGAGTCTGGAATCGAGTCAAGAATCAAGTCTGGGATCAAATCGGGAATCAAATCGGGAATCAAGTCAGGGATAATAGATTATGATGCAAGAAGTTTATAGCAAAATAGTTCATCATGTTTATTATGACGCCATGTCTATGACTGTTAAACACCCAGTAACGTATGAGATCAGAAAAAAAACTTTCCATATCGATGTTATCTGGGACGAAGTGAGGGGTAACGTGTATGCTGAACTCCATGAGTATTGATACTAAAAATATGCTAAAACAAGTAGAAAACGATATCTGGTCCAAAGCAATAGATAGTATAGTATATGATATTATAGTAAAATTTGATAATCGTATATTTTTCGATATAGAAGATGCTCTCAGAGACTGCTATGAAGAGCATTAAAACCCCTGTAAGAGAACTTATACATCATGACGTCATGGATACAGTGTGGTGTGGTGACGTTGTGAATAACATGACTTGGTGGAAAATATATAAGACTATCGACGTGGCTGATATCGTTAACCCATTGATCATAGGTGTAGATGATGCAATCCGTATCACTCAAACAAAATCCAATTAGTGACTGTTTGAAGAAAACTACACTCTATATAAAACAGAATAGAGTAAACGATATCTCTAAAGGAGTGTACAACCCGGTCTTGGTGATACGTGACGTGAAAGATTTTATATATCTGGAGGCGCACCGTGAACAGTTGTGAAGATACTTGTGATAGGCTAGACTGCCGAGAACGTGGTTGTATCGGACCTGCATCAACCGTTAAAGAAAAGATGATAGTCGACGTCATGGATAAGATGTCGAAACTAGAAGAAGCTGAACGACTTATTGACCGTGCTAAAGCTCTACTAGCAATGGATAAGGCTAAGTTAAAAGAACAATGTAATGGAACTTGTGTTCATCTATTCAGGAAAAAAGAACATTATCCCGGTGGCTACCTAGATAAATCTATGACCGAATACATCGATACTTGCCACATATGTGGATACTATAAGATAGTAAAAACTGAATACGGTGGATACGGATAAAAATATAGCCCTGGTTTTGCCAGGGCTTTTTAGTATTCTTTATACTGTGTATAGATTACATCATATATATCATATATTTCTTTTGGTATAGTCATATGAAAAATATAATCTTCAAGTTTTATATCTATAAAGCTAAGCACCTTATTTGAACAGTTGACTTTAGGTTTGGAATATACTTCAGCTACTACTTGCATGTAACTATATCCTTACAGATTGCACGAGTCATAGCACTAAACATATTCAAATATAATTCTTGTCTAATAAGCATATCAGTACGTTCTTCTCTGTCTAATATAATATTCATACAGTCATTACGTACTGACTTATATACTTCGGCTACTACTGACATGTAAATATATCTTTCACTTGATTTATATATTGCTCTCTTGACTTAATAAAGACTAATGGATCATCATGATCTACCGCCATGATGATGACGATGTTTGGTGTAATAATACCAGTCCTCTCCTCAAGCATCAGTGAATAACAGGTGGCTTGCAAGAAATAAGACTGAATATCATCTTCAGTCTTTACTCTCTTTGAAGTCTTGAAGTCAATGATCGATGGTACACCGTCAAACGAGGCAATCAAGTCAACTCTTCCGGCAGTATGTAACACTTCAGACCATAGAGCACCCTCAATACAAGTGACGTCAGTCACTCTCTGGTCGAGTACCGGTCGAATGGTCTCAAACGTAGCCACGTTGACTGGCATGGCTCCGGATGTATAGTCATCTCTATCTAACAAATACTTCTCAGCCAAGTCATGTATAGCTGACCCCCGACGAGTCGCTATGGTCGAGACTCTATTAGCTTCTTCCTCACCGACCCTGGCTCTCCATGCTTCTAGACCGGACTTGTCTAGCTTACGACCAAGTACAGTCGTGACCGATGGTAAGTCACCGACGGGAGTGTGATAGTACCTACCCTCGTTAGTAGTGGTGGCGTCTATAGAGGGTAGATCAAGCAACTGTGGTCGGAAATACCGACCACGTTTTGCCTTGTTACTCTTTAGATCAGAAAAGTTCATCACCATGGCCCTTTTGGAATAGGAGCCCAGTGTGTCGGCGCATCATCATCATTTTCACCATATTGTGAATACTCGCTGGTTCCTGAATAATACCATCGATTCAATCCTTTGAACTTTCTTCCAAATCTTATCCAACGCTTATTTTTATTTGCTACCATAACGTGTTGAGGCATATATTTTTCATAACTAGAAATTTCATACCATTCAAGCACAAATTCCAAGTCTATCTTTCTCAATGATATAGTCACGAACTAAGTCACTCCTCAATATATCATTTTTGTTAAACTCAACGAACTTAAACAACCTTATATTTTTTATGATCTTAATGAACTGAGTTATACCCATTCGATCTTTATCGTTGGTAAAGTCAGACTGAGTAAAGTCACCAGAGAATATGATCTTACAGTCACGCCCTACACGTGTTACTACAGAATCCAACTCATGGAAAGTAGCGTTCTGGCATTCATCCATGATCACTATACAGTCATTCAGTGTGGTGCCTCGGATGAAAGAGGTTGACATAAACTCAATCATGTTCTTGCTCTTCAAGTATTCATAAGCGTCACCACGACCAAACAACTCTGAACAGATAGCATAATAAGGCGCTTCATATACTTTAGCTTTTTCTTTATTTGTACCAGGTAAAAATCCTACGTCACGAACCGGCACTATAGACCTGACGATGTATATTTTTTTATACGCTGACTCAGTATTTAATATCTGATTGAGCGCTAAGTATAGAGAAATATATGATTTACCGGTGCCCGCTATACCATGAAGCATCAAGTTTTTATTATTTTTATAAGCTTCAAAAGTAAGTTTTTGGTTCTCTGTCAGTGGTGTGACGTCACGGAGAGTAAAGTTTAGCTTTTCCGCCACTCCCTCTCCGTTCTGTCTCTGTAATCTTCTCTCTTTACGTGATAGTCTCTTCTTAGGCGGTGCTGACATGTATAACCTTTTTGTCGTTATACGTCCACGGCACCCGATTAAAAAGTATTGATGCTACTTCTAGACATTCCGCGAGAGTGATGTTTCTTTATCTCTTTCAGTCTATCCCGGAAGCCATCGTCTGGCTTTCTTAGTCCTAGCCTGATCGGATCCCCTAGAGCGGGTGCGCCATGGACGAGTTGAGTGATGTGTGGGTTGTTTGCTAGGTACTCGTCCCTCTCTGTTATTGACATAAAGAGCTCCTGCTCTTCACCAGTATTTAGGTCTTTGAAGAGATAAGTCGGCATATCATTCATCCTCGTCCATGTCTAGCAGTCGATCGATGTTCTTTGATCTGATCAGGTTCTTTAGTCTTTTTTCTTTTCGTCGCTCTTGACTAGCTCGATGGTCATTACTATAGTCTTCATTGTCTTCTTCATCATACCAATTACGACCATGGTTCTTAGCTTTTGACTTGCTCATTAGAATAGACCTGGGAATGCCTCTAGTACTACGTCACTCGTGACGCCTGGGTATGGGAGATGCTTGTTTTTTACTGACAACAGTAGTTTAGCGTCTTGCGGGTCTAGAGTCTCGAGTAACTCGATGAACAGAAACTCTCGTCTAGTCTGCTTGAGGTTGGGGTTACCACCCTCTACAAACAGATACATCTTTCTGTATTCTCTCAGTAAGACATGTTGCTGATCCGGTAAGTCGTTTTCTCTATAGGGCGGATCTGAGTCTGGAAGTAACCAGATGATCTTGGGATCAAAAGCTCCCTGTAACATGGCTCGTAAGGCTGGAGACTCATTCTCCTTAAGCATCCTTACTCTGTCTTCATGACTAGTCATCTTTGAAGTACGTTCTAGTACTTCAGATACACCGAGTCTCATGTAGAAACTCCGTTAGACAAATTCATTCATATTCTCCATCAGGTTTTTTAGACGATTGGTGATAAAATAATTCATTAGTCCAGGACTGGCTTTCTTTTCTAGTTGAGACACGTAGCTCTCGATGACTCGAGCATAGACCTCGTCTGGAATCATATTTAGGTCGATCAGTTGTTGGTTTCGCTTGTAGTTACGAAGCTGAGTCATCGAGTCACAGAACTCCTCTGGGTTCTTATTAACCCAAGAGTCCAGCTTCTTCTGCGTGATTGGCTTCTGTCGAACACCAGTCACTAGACTGTTGTCATCAGACAAGAAGTTAGGGATACCGTCACCGGAGTCACCCTTGATGATGTGTTCCTTGAGGAAACGATCCGGGTCGTTGCATGTAATAAACTTTTTCATGACAGGGTTGTACTGCTTGACATTCATAAAACGCTGTAGCTGTTGAAAGTCTTTGTCGCCACTGATGATGAGGATCTTCTCGTTGGTGTTACCATACTCCTTGCATAGAGTACCGATGATATCATCAGCCTCAGCAGTATCGATACGAATAGTTACATATGGAAAATACTCTGTTAGTTCATCACGAATCTTATTCAGACACTCGAAGATAGCTTTCCAGTCCAGCTCGGAAGCAGCCTGGGACTTCTTACGATTAGCTTTATAGTAAGGGAATAGCTGACGACGCCAGTAGTTAGTGGCGTCATAAGCGATAACCATCTTACCGTACTCAGGACCAAACTTAGTCTTATACATACGGATTGAATTCAAGACCATGTGTCTGCACATGTTCTCATCGACTTGAGCATTGGTGTGGTTACCAAGCTGAACCATGATGTTAGACAGCATCACCTGTGAAAAATCAATGACGATCATTTTTTAACGAGCTACTCGCTCTTTCCTTCCTTGGGTGTGATTATGATCTTAACTTTATCAGATACTGCTAAGCCATCTTCAGTATGAATGAATAGGTTGTCAGCAATCATCTGTAGCGGATGGTCGATACCCCTGATCAGACATAACAGTGATCTAATAGATTCTACGACCATGGCTGAATGCTTCATGACTTCATCATCGTCTTCATCGGGCGCAAATCCAGCTACAGTCAATTGATCAAACAGAGTCGGTATGATAGTCTCGATAGTCTCTTGTATATGAAACTGCTTTACCAGGTCCATAGTCTCGTCTATCTCTTCGAGAGATGTCGGACCATTGTACCTGTTATTCTTAGACGGGAAGATGATGACGTTATTAGCAGTAGTCATAGTTTATTATACCAGGTTACATGAAGATTGTCAACCATTATATGATAGTCTCGTCACCATACACGACTCGTGAGCCGTCTTCTGTAAACTTAAAATCATAAGTCACGGCTCTAGTGTTCTTACCCAAGACGTGAGACAAGTTTTCTTTCTTATCGGAGTCACAGTAGAGTATCATGAACCCTCCACCACCGGCGCCTAGTACTTTACCACCCAGGGCACCGTTCTGCATAGCTAAGTCGTATATCTCATCGATACTATCATTGGTTATACCAGAAGTCACATTCTTCTTATCGACCCAAGCTTGGTGTAGCAAGTCTCCAAACGTATCTAAATCACCACGTTCCAGCAAGTCAGCGGCAAAGATAGCTTTGTTCCTACCGTTCATAACTAAGTTAAACTTATCGTCATCTGTCATGGCTCTAGACTGTTCAGACAAGATCTTGTTAGCTGAGCGTGGTATATTGGTATACACTAGTAGTAAGTTATCTTGAAGTCTGTTCATGGTCTCTTTACTAACGTTTAATATAGATTTAGAGACCATGTCTTTTGAGAACTTGAATAGGTTTAAAC